ACCCGTCCTTCGACTTCGCCGACCAGAAGATGCTCGCCGCACTGGAGACCGAGTTGCTGGGCACCTACGTCAGCATCGACCCGATGGCCCGCTACATCGCGATGATCGAGGGGGAGTGCCTGAACCACCCCACCGACATCGACGAACAGCCGGTCGGCGCTCGGTTCACCATCGGCGGGGAGCTGACCAAGGTCAAGAAGCACACCCAGCGCAACGGCAAGCAGATGGCGTTCCTGTCGGTCCGGTGGTCCGAGGAGGACTTCGACATCGTGGCGTTCTCCGATGCCTGGGAGGCCAACCAGAGGATGTTGCAGTCGACGGGGGTGCCGGTGGCCTGTGAGGTGCTCAAGCTGCCCGGACGGGGCTGCCAGCTGTCAGTAGTGGAACGATTGGATTGGATTGTCAATGGGTAATGTCGCGGTCGACAAGTTGTTGGGGGAGATGCAGGCCAAGTTCGGGGCCGACTCCATCATGAGGGCCTCCGAGGTCCCGGTCCACGACCCGATCACCTCCGGGTCCCTGGCGTTGGACTTCGCCACCGGGGTGGGTGGCCTGCCGTCGGACCGGGTGATCGAGGTCGCTGGGGGCGAGGGCTGCGGAAAGACCACCCTGGGCCTGCTGACCATGCTGCACTTCCTCGACAACTTCCCCAACCGGATCGCGGTCATCCTCGACACCGAGCACAAGCTGACGATGGACTGGGTGGCCTACCTGATCGGCTCCGATCGGATGGAGCGGGTGATCTACATGCAGCCCGACCACATGGAGCAGGCGACCAACATGTACATCGACGCGGTCTCCTCCGGCCAGGTCGGTTTCGTCCTGTTCGACTCCATCGGCGGCTCCCCGACCAAGGCGGCGGCGGAGAAGGAGGCCGAGAAGGTTCAGGTCGGCGGCAACGCCGGTGCGGTGACCAAGTTCGCTCGGCTCGCCGCTGCGGCCAGCGCCAAGCATCGCTGCCTGACCTTCTGCGTCAACCAGGTGCGCGCCGACATGGAAGGTTTCCGCCGCCACATGACGCCCGGCGGTCACGGCCTCAAGCATGCCTGCGTGATGCGAATCAAGTTGCGCCGCAGCACTTCTGACAAGGTGGAGGCGGTCGTCAACGGAGAGAAAATGGTCGTCGGCTTCAAGGTCTTCGCCTCGGTGATCAAGAATCAGATGGCCGCTGAGGGCCGCACCGCCTGGTGGTGGTTCTACTCGGTGGACACCCCCGAGTACGGGTTCGGGATCGACACCCTCGACGAGGTGGTCCGGCTGGCGGTAGCCACCAAGGTCGTCACCCAGAGCGGCTCCTGGTACGCCCACCCGGCCCTTCCGGAGTACAAGAGCAGCGGCGAGCACAAGGTTCAGGGGATCAAGGGGCTGCGCGAGATCATCGCCGCCGACCCGGAGGCCAAGGCGACCATTGTCAGCGAGACGATGGCGGTGCTCAAGACCGACGGCAGCGTGGCGGCGGAGGTTGCCCCGTTTGATCCGGAGGCGGTCGAGGAGGACCTGCTGTGAGGCCGGTGCTGGGCTGGGAGGCCTGGGAGTCCTACGCCAACCGTGCGCTGGGGCTGAGCGCCACGGTGGCCTCCGGCTCCCAGGCCCACGACCCCGGCGACGGGGTGGACCGCCGCCACCACACCGAGACCGGCTACGCCCTGATGGTGGACTGCAAGTACACCGAGCAGAAGTCGTTCTCGATCAACGCCAAGCTGATGGGCCAGTACGTCCGGCGGGCGGCGGAGGCCGGGAAAAGATTCGCCCTCCCGGTGCGCCTCGTGGACAAGGGCGGGCTGGAAGTCCATGATTACGTTGTCGTTCCGCTGCAGGACTATGTCGCGCTGCTGGAGACATACCGGGAGGTGGTGGAGGGTGCCAGCTAGTCCATACGGCTCGGTCCTGGCGTCGTTGACCGACAAGGACCTGCTGCTGCCGTACTTCCGCAACGCCATGCTGTCCCAACGCTGGCCGGACAGCTACGACGTGACGATAGACTCCGGCCCCTACTACGGCCACGGCGACGGGATGTTCCACCCGTCCAGCCATGCCCTCATGGACGCCAGGGAGCTGTACTACAGGTTCCACCCGGACCACCGCGACAACATCATCGTGGAGCGGCGCAGCGTCCAGTCGGAGATGACCCTGGCGATGGGCAGCGCCCTGCACGGCATCATCCAGGCCCAGTTCCAGATGGCCGGTCTGATCACCTCCCCCGAGCACGTCGAGGTGGAGTACACCATCGAGGAGCACAACGCCCGCGGCCGGGTGGACTTCCTGGTCCACCACCCGGACGGCTTCGTCTACCCGGTCGAGCTGAAGACCCAGAACTCGAGGGGCTTCGACCTGCAGACCCAGATCAAGCCGGAATGGGACGCCCAGCTGTCGATGGGCCTGCACGGCACCGGCTACTCCACCGGAATCCTGCTGGTGCTGGAGAGCGGCTACCCCTACCGCATGAAGGAGTTCCTGGTCGACCGCAACGACCGGCTGCTGTCGGAAATCTTCGCCAAGTTCGACTACGTCCGGGAGTGCATCGCCACCGACACCCCGCCCGAGCACTGCTGCCCGCTGGACTCGGTGAGGATGAAGGCCTGCCCGGCCCGGTTCGAGTGCTGGCTGGCCAAGAAGGCCGCCCGGTGATCGAGTTCTTCGTGCCCGGCATCCCGCAGCCGCAGGGGTCCAAGCGCGGCTTCGTGTCCCCCAACGGCAAGGTGAGCATGGTGGAGTCCGCGGCCGGGGTCAAGCCGTGGCGCTCCGACGTGAAGGTGTTCGCCGCCGACGCCATGTCCGGCCACCGGCTCATCACCGGCCCGGTGTTCCTGCGCTGCGACTTCGTCATGAAGCGCCCGCTGTCCGTTCCCAGGACCCGGCCCACGCCCCCGGCCACCAAGAAACCCGACCTGGACAAGCTGCTGCGGGCCATCGGGGACGCCCTCAAGGGCACCGTCTACGCCGAGGACTCCCTGATCGTGGACATGGTCGGCACCAAGCGGATCGCCGAGGACGGGGAGCAGCCCGGGGTGCGGATCAACGTGGGGGAGAAGGCATGACCGGCTGGGACCACGAGGGCGACATCGCCAAGTCGGTGGCCCGCCAGCTGCAGAACGAGCACCTGGCCAGCATCGCCGGCGACGGCTCCGCCTTCGTGGACGAGGAGCCGGTGATGCTGGCCGCCGGGAAGTCGCTATTCGACAAGATCAGCTTCCGGTGGCGCTCCGACGAGCAGAGGCACCTCGACCGCATCCGCTCGTCGGTGGACACCGTGGTGGCACATATGTACGGCGAGGCCAAGCAGGTCATCGACGATTTCTACGCCGAGCTGAGGGTGCCGCAGATCAACCCCGAGACCGGGATGGTGCAGCGCGACCGGGGAGGCCGGATCGTCTGGCGCCGCGACGAGCGGGGCAAGGAGATCGAGCACTGGGACCAGATGACCGGCCAGGACATCGAGCGTGCCCTGATGGACCTGTCCCGGGTCAGGATCGACATCGCCCCGAAGGTCAACGAACTCCTGATGGAGGCCGTGTTCGCCAAGCACATCCACGACGACCAGTACCAGGACGCATTCGCCGAGCTGGTCGAGGAGACCATCCCCGGCCGCAACGCCTACGCCTCCCGCAAGACCCGGGAGGACAAGTACCGCGCCTTCTTCTGCTACTACCTGTGGTCGAGCGCCAAGGTCTTCCAGGCCGAGATCGACAACTTCTGCTGGGTCCTGCAGAAGGTGCGACAGTGGAGAATCGAGGGTGAGAATGGGAAGACGCCTCCCCGCGTATGACCCCGACAGGGACGGCGAGTACTCCACCTCCAAGCGCCGCATCCAGGTCTTCAAGCGCATCTACCAGAACTACTACCACTGGCGGGCGCTGAGGGAGTCCGGCGAGGTCGACGACGTGCTCGCCGTGGACGGCGAGGAAATCTACCTCGGCGACCTGATGACCGGCATCGAAATCCTGCCCCTGCGGCAGCGGCAGGCGTTCGAGCTGATCTGCCTGCGCGGCTACACCGAGAGCGCGGCCACCGCGATCCTGCTGCCCAACAGCCGGTGGTCCACCCCGGTGCAGCAGTACAGCGACGACGGCCTCAAGAAGATGGTCGCCGCCTACGACGCCAAGCAGGAGGGCACCTGGGACCCGGTGGAGGCCCGCCGGAAGCGCCGGAGGAAGCCGCCCGCACCCTGTGATGACACGCCCGAGCCTTATGAATCTACAGATGCCTCAATCGGGGGAACTAGGATGTCCCCAGAGGACACACAGAACAACGACGACGACGATGACTGAAGGCTGCAGTCAGCCGCCCGGCGCCGGCCCGCAAGCGCGTGGTGCCCACCCAAGTCTTGCTTTGCCGAAGTGGGCATCTGAGGTGGAGGACCACCGTCACGATGTCGTTGCTGGACAGTCTGTACAGCGGAATCAACAACGAGCTGGAGGAGCAGGCCAACGCCATCCTCCGGGAGGGGCGCCGGGGCGTCACCGCCCTGTCCGAGAAGAAGGACTACCTCACCGAGGAGCAGCTCTCGTTGCGGCAGGCCCGCGAGGTGCTCAACTCCAACGGCGTCCCCGACCCGTCGATCCGGCAGGGCCTGTACCGGCGGGCCTACAACCCGATGGCCAACCTCCGGCCGCGCCGGATGCTGGCCGACCATGATCCCCGTTTCAACGCCTGAGGGAGGGATTCCATGACCCAGCCCCCGGCCCGCCGTGCCGTGGCGGCGGCCCAGGTCGACGGGCGGCAGCTGGAGGCCGAGGTCGACCGGGAGGTCGCGGCCATCCGGGCGCAGCACCGCGACCGGATGCCCGAGCACCGGTGCCGGGTCTGCCAGGACCCCGAGTCCCGCAGCCGGGTCAACCGGCTGCTGGCCTACGGCATGAAGGTCGCCGAGATCGTCGAGTACGTCGAGGACCTCAACGCCCGCCGCGCCAAGAACAACAAGATCACCTACTGGTCGGTCCTGCGGCACGCCGAGCGCCACTTCAACACCCAGGACCCGGCCAACGCCGCCCGCCGCCGCATCCTCGAGAGGCGCAAGGACCAGGTCGCCGACGAGTTCGGGGACGCCGCCGCGCACCTCCTGACCGGGATGGCCTACCTCGACATCGTCGCCCAGAAGGGCTTCCAGAACCTGGTCGACGAGGACACCGTGGTGGACTTCGAGACCGGCCTGAAGGCCCAGCTCAGGCTCGAGGAGATGCAGCGGGACGGCGCCGTGGAGGAGCAGATCGCCGAGATGCGCCGTGACGTGGCGATCCTGCAGCAGGCCGTCAAGGATGTGGTCCCCGCCGCCATGATGTCCGAGATCGTGGCCCGCATCGACGAGCTGAAGGGCACCGTCCGGGACGACGTGGTGGAGGCCGAGGTGGTCGACGACGACGACGTCGGCTACGACCCGGTCATGTCCTCCGACGCCAACGACACCCTCGGCGAGGACTAATGGCCACCTACGCCGTCCGGCAGGTCCCGCCCCAGTCCCTGGACACCGCCGGGATCAGCGTCGCCACCGCCACCACCGACACCGCCGACCCGCGGCAGGGCCAGATGTACGACCCGACCACCCTCGCCGCCGCCGCCCCCGTCTGGTTCCACCGCATCCCCGACGGCCGCTACCTCGGCCTGTTCTCCCGGCACCTGCACACCGCCACCGTCGCCCAGCCGCAGACCGGCGGCCCGCTGCTCTACAGCGGCGCCTCCGAGAGCTACCTGCCCACCTGGGCGATCTTCAGCCCCGCCTCCGGGACCCCGGCCAGCGTGGAGACCATCCCCACCGAGGTGGACGGGGAACGGACCCTGACCTCCGCGACCAGCCGGGGCGACTACCTGTTCGTCCTGTCCACCATCGGCGACGAGGCGCTGCTGCAGCACTTCCGGATCGGCACCCGGCGGGAGGCCACCCTGGTCGCCGAGGAGGTCGTCCCCTCCGGCCTCGGGCTGGGCCTCTACCTCGAGGGCAACGACCTGTGGCTGTTCGGTCCCGTGGACGGCAAGCTGACCGTGGCCCGGAAGAACTGGGGCCGGATCGGGGAGAACCGGTCCGTCAGCCCGTTCTACCGCTGGCGCTACCACACCACCCGCGGCTCCCGCTGCGGCTGGTCCCCCGACCCGGCCGACCTGACCCCGCTGGACGGTGACATCCCCACCTCCGGCCCGGTGTCGGTGGCCCGGTACCGGATGCGCTACTACCTGACCATGCCGGTCTGGACGCCGCCGACCCCGGCCGCCGGGACGGCCCCCGAGGCCCCCGGCCACTGGGACGCCAGGACCTGGACCAACCGGTCCATCAGCCGCCGCTGGTCGCCCCACCCGTTCACGGTCCCGCTCGGGGACGGCGCCAGCTACCTCGGCGGCACCGCCTACCTGCAGCCGCAGCTGCCGCTGACCCGGGGCTACACCAGCACCCGCACCGAACGCGGGGAGACCGTGCTGGACGCCGCCAGCGACCACATCCAGGTGTTCACCGGGTTGGCCTCCCAGATCGTCCGGCTCCCCGGCGCCGGCGCGCACCCGTACACGCTGTACAACCAGACCCCGTCCAGCGACCTGCCCGTGGTCACCGCCGAGGGGATGGGCGTGACCACCGTGCCGCCCGGGGAGGCCGTCGTCTGCACGCCCGTCAGCGCCACCCCGGTCACCGCCCAGGACTGGACGATCACCGTCCCCGCCGACAGGACGCCGGTCCAGCGTGCCGGATTCCCCTACGTTTCCACCGTCCGGCGGAACGACGGCGGAAACACCACGATGGTGACCAACTGGGGTGTGCTGCAGGTGTAGTGTTGCGATAGATCGACACACACCCACCCACAGAAACGGAGTCGTTGATGCTTGTCGCCGACCTCAAGAACCACCTGCAGCAGCTCGGCCAGGAACGGAGCCTGACCACCACCCTCGGCGAGATGGCCGTGGACGAGGAGGCCCGGTTCATTCAGATGGCCGACGGGGAGACCTTCCAGCTCGACGAGCAGGCCGAGCGGTCGCTGGCCCAGTACCTGGGCATCTCCAAGGCGTACCTGGCGAAGTGCCCGGCCGACCTGAAGTCGATGAACCTCAACTACTGGCTGCAGCGGAGGGGCAACGCCGCCGCCGTCATCGAGGCCACCGACGAGAACTGGGTCACCATCCACAAGCCCGGCCTGCTGGTCCTGCCGCTGGCCCGGGTCGCCGAGGTCGTCACCGAGACGATGGACCCCGACTACGAGATCGTGTCCCTGATCCGCAACGACACCAAGTTCCACATCGACATCATCACCCCGCACAGCGTCACCGTGGAGCCGGACGAGCGGATCGAGGACCGCCAGCAGGGCACCCGCACCGTCGGCGACATCACCCACGGCGGCGTCCGCATCATCAGCAACCCGACCGCCGTCGAGGCCCCCCAGGTGCTGACCTACCTGCACCGGCTGTGGTGCACGAATGGCTCCACCTCCCCCGAGGCCGAGGGCACGATCCGCCTGAAGGGCAACACCATCGACGACATCTTCGTGGAGCTGGAGGGCGCCTGCCGCCGGGTGATGGGCGACCTGGACTCCAAGCTGGCCGACTACGCGGCCCTGGCCCGCACCTTCCCGCCCGGCTCCCCGGTCCGCTTCGCCTACCAGCTGGGCCGCGAGTACGGCCTGCCCCAGCGGCTGATGGACCGCATCATGGAGCGGGTCAACGTGCTCCCCGAGGACGCCACGCTGTACGACATCCAGCAGGTCTTCACCGAGCTGGCCAACGGCGCGGTGAACTACCGCACGATGGTCAAGCTGCAGCACATCTCCGGCGACCTGGCCTTCAACACCGACCACGTCACCCACCGCTGCGGCACCTGCGAGCGCCTCCTGCCGGAGGCGTGAGCATGCCGATCGAGTTCGGTGAAGGGGTCAAGGAACTCTACGAGTCCGAGAAGCTGGCGATCAAGGACATCCGGGACGCGATGATCGGCAGGTACCCGGCCAGGGACGGCCTGACCGTACTGGAGCAGGCCGCCCGCCGGGCCACCTTCTCCGGCGAGCTGCGGGACCGGCTGGCCGAGGCCGGTTTCGTCGGTGACGTGATCTGGGAGTGGGAGTCCGAGGAACGCCACCCCGAGGACCCGGACCTCCCCCTGCATCAGAGTCCCGACACCACCGACATCCCCGGCGACATGAGCCTGATCTACACGCCGAAGGTCGTCGTCACCGGACGGACCGCCAAGCTGCTGGAGTTCGACCACGACAAGCAGAAGTTCGAGGTCCGCGACGGGGTGTTCGACGGGGTCAAGGGCGTCATCGACCCCAACACCGGCACCCTCAAGGAGGACGCCAAGCGCAAGGACATTTACTGATGCCCGACAAGATCGGGAAGCCGACCGCCCAGTCCTACACCGCGGGCGGCAGCAAGGAGGTCGCCGCCGGGCCGCTGCAGTGGAGCGATAAGTGCTTCCTGTGCGGGCGGGAGGTCGGGGAGACCGACCCGCGCGGCTTCTACCAGGGCACCGCGGCCATGATGCTGTGCCACCGGGGCTGCCTCAACGTCATGGACACCGGCGGCGGCAGGCCGGAGGACTACCACCGGGAGATGAACCGGCAGGCCGCCGGCACGACCCACACCGGCTCCTCGGGGCCGGGCTGGCTCGAGTTCCCCGACCTGCCGGCGATGCAGGCCTACATCAAGATGCGCGGCGACATCCCTGGCACCGTCAGGGTGACGGTGGCCGGGAAGACCGTCCAGGGATGAAGGGCGGCAACAACCGGGGCGCCTTCAGGGCCACCTCGTCGCACCGGCGGCGGCGCGACCGCTACGGCCGGGGCCACCTCCGCGACCACCCGGGGGCGCCCCTCCGGTCGCCGGGCGGTTCCCCGGAGGACGACTGGGACGATGAAGAACCCGCCGACCCCCCGGGTTGAGATCGACATCCGGGGGACCCTGGTGGGGTTCCTGCGCCGGGACGTCCGGCAGATCACCGACCGAGAGAGGGAGTTCGTTGAGCGGCTGGTTCTCGATCAACAACGGGAGGCCGGAGTGGAATCCCGGGTCACCCGCATCATCATCGAAACCGACTACCCCGACCCGGATCGACTGGCGTACACCGCCTCGTTCCGGGTACACGTCAGCGGAGAGGACCGGGCTGGTGAGGGTGAGGCTCCTGATCGCGGCGACCCAGACTGACGGCGACCAGATCAGGAAGAAGTACCGCCAGTTCAAGTACCATCTGGTGATCACGCCGCGCACGTTGCCGTCGGGGATCGTCATCGGCGAATACGTGTGGACTCCCGCCGCCTCGGCCCTTCCGGCACGTTTGCGGTTGGAGATTCGCGGGGCGTTGGCGCCGTTGATCGACGGGGAATCCGTCGAGGAAACCTTCCCCGAAACCCTGTTGTCCTGGTAGGCACCGCCAGGAATCAGTAGCAGGAAGGGGTCACCGTGGCCAGGTTCCGTCGATTCGCCCTCATCGGTGTCGCCGTCGTGCTGGTCATGGAGCTGACCGTCTACCTGGCCATCTCCAACATCGTGGATTCAACGGAGTAGCCGGGGATGGATGAGGCGAGGGCGTTCGGCCGTTCCTGGTGGTGCCGGGGCGGGGGAGCCGCGGTGTCCGCGCTGCTGGCCGTCGTGGCCGTCCACCGCAACGTCCGGGACGTCATCTTCTGGGCCGCGGTCGTGTTCTTCCTGGCCCACACCGTGCAGGCCATCCGCCGCTACCTCCGCGACCGGCGGCTGCGTACCACCGCCACCGTCATCCGGCACCACCGTTCCCAACCTCCGGCGCCGTTGACGAGCTTCATCCCGATGCCGGTCAACTCACTGGCCCGGCTGGAAATCCCGCCGAAATAACCCTTCCAGCAAACAAAAAACACCTCCTGATCAGCGGTGACTTCCCAGTGGCTAAAAACTGGTGTGGTAGAATGGTGGGTGATCCACCCACCCACACCACCACCGGAGGATTTCCGCATGAACCAGAAGAAGCCGTACCCCAGCGACTGGCGGCCCGAGTTCCTGTACGAGTTCGACGTCGCCTCGACCGGCAAGACCTTCCGCGTCACCAGGGGCACCTGGGTCTCGGTGTCCCGCCGACCCGGCCTGATGGCCGGGCAGTACGAAATCCTCTACGCCGAGCGCGGCAAGGACGGCGTGCTGCTGATCCAGGCCGAGGGGCCGCTGAGCCGGGCACGGCGCCGCAAGATCATCCGCGAGTCCGACATCAAGACCGTCCACGTCAAGACCCGTCCCCGTCCCGTCGATGGGCCTGCGGCGAACCCGTAGGGGGAGGGGGTTGCGTTTTCATCCTGTAGTCATGCTATGGTGATGACATGAACGCAAACACCACCACCACCGCCCCGGCCATCGGGGACAAGATCACCGTCACCGGAACAGTCCGGGTCGCCAAGTACATGGCCCCCATGTCCTACAACCGCTCGTCCACGATGTTCATCATCATCGACGGCAACGACGGCGTGACCTACAAGATTTCGGGTTCCAGCGGGTCGCTGTTCAGCGTGAACCGCCGCGACACCGTCGAGGTCACCGCCAAGGTCAAGGGCTTCAGCACCTGGCAGGACCAGGACCAGACCGTCCTGAGCCACGCCAAGGCCACCGTCCTGGTCAAGCACGAGGACGGGGAGTGACCATGACCGGCAATGCACCCCTCCTGCTGGGCCTGAAGGCGACCTGGCGGCACGCCGCACCGTTCCCCGGCAGCGGCGGCTACCTGTCGGTTTCGTCGGTGTCGGACGCCTACACCCCCGAGAACATCGACTTCTACGGCTCCAAGGGCGACGAGGTCGGCGAGGTCTGGGCCATCTACGTCACCCCGGACCGCCGGTCGCTGTTCACGGTGAACATGGACGGCACCCTGCGGGCGATGCATGGGATGCCCGAGGGCGCCGCCCCGAAACCGCATCCCCACTGGGCCTGAGCGCCCCCTGGACGAAAATCCCCCTCCCCGATCCCTGGGAGGGGGATTTTCTCTGCCCTGACACGCCCATAGGCCCGCTCAACCCGCGCTGCGGGAATGCTATGGTCGATCCCATCATGGTGATGATCCCCGCCCCCGCATGAGCCGTTACTCCGACAAGAAACGCCAACCCGGATGCCGCGTCACCGACTGCCGCGCACCCGCCGTCGTGCTGGCAATTCGGCACGGCGTGCTGGGTTGGTACTGCCAAGGACACAAGAATCAGTGAGAGGTGAAAACGATGACGTTTCCCGGCCCGATCTGCGAGTGCTGCACACGCAGCTGGGATGAGCGCCTCGGGTACTGCGAGGACTGCGCCAAGGACGCGGAATCCGCCGCCCGGTCGTCCATCCCCAACGGTCCAGGGTTGTTGGAGGACAACTTCTCCTGACCGAAAGGGGCACCCGATGTCCGCACCGCTGCCGCCGCCGGAGCGCTTCGAGCGCAAGGAGGTCAACGGATACCTGACCGACCGGATCAGCATCGGGAAGAAGGACGGTTGCGTGGCCCTGGTCCTCACCGGGCCGGACGACATCGTGCTGATCTTCCAGACCAGCCCCGCCGGCGCCCGGCAGGTGGCGGCCAGCCTGCTCAACCAGTCCGACGAGCTGGACGGCTTCATCAGGAGGAGATGATTTGTGAGGATCACCGTCCTCGGCAATTTCCGCGACCCGCACTCCACCGAGCACCACCACGCCCAGGCCCTGACCGACCTCGGCCACCATGTCCTGCCGCTGCAGGAGTTCGGGGCCACCGCGGACGGGCTGCTCGACGGGGCCGACGGTTCCGACCTGCTGGTCTGGGTGCATACCCACACCTGGCACACCACCGGCATCGCCGAGGCGATCCGCGAGCTGCGCCGGTCCGGGGTGCCCACCGTCGCCTACCACCTCGACCTCTGGCACGGCCTGGACAGGGAGAGGAACCTCACCGCCGATCCCTACTTCTCCGAGGTCGACCACTTCTTCACGGTGGACCCGGGCATGGCCGACTGGATCACCGCGAGCACACCGGCCACCGGCCACTACCTGCCCGCCGCGGTCTCCCACCGGGAGTGCTGGATGGCCCCCGCCCCGCGCCGCGACCTCAAGGTGGCCTTCGTCGGCAGCCACAACTACCACCCGGAATGGCCCTACCGCAACGAGCTGATCGCCCGGCTGCACATGCGCTACGGCGACGACTTCCACCTGATCCCGGGCCGGGACGGGCGGCAGGTCCGCGGGGCCGACCTGAACCGGCTCTACGGGCGGACCCAGGTGGTGGTCGGTGACACCCTGTGCCCCGGCTTCGACCACCCCGGCTACTGGTCGGACCGGGTCTACGAGACCCTCGGCCGGGGCGGCATGCTGATCCACCCCCGCATCAAGGGTTTAGACCAGCAGTTCCGCGACCGCGAGCACCTGGCGTTCTACGACTACAACGACTGGTCGACCCTGTTCGACCTGATCGACCACCACCTGCGGTTCCCGGTGGACCGGGAGGGCATCCGCGACCGCGGCCACGCCGAGGTCCACCGCGCCCACACCTACCTGCACCGCTGGCAGACCATCCTGGGCGCCGTCCTGTGACGCTCGGCCTCATCGCCCGCGCGGACGACACCGGGCTGGGCGTCCAGTCCTGGGAGTTCCATCGGCACCTCCGGCCGGGGAAGACCCTCATCGTCGACCTCGCCGGACGGTCGGCCTCCGGCAAGGACCTCACCGTCCACCCGCACCGTTTCGGTCACGGCGAGGTCACCGTCTGCGCCGGGCCACCCGACGACCGCACCCTGGAGGACTGGCTGGAGGGCCTGGACACCGTCTTCACGATGGAGACCCCCTACAACTACCGGCTGTACGGCCTGGCCCGCGCCCGCGGCATCAGGACCGTCCTGCAGGGCAACTGGGAGCTGCTCGACTACCTTCAGGACGGCCCGCACCAGGGGCACCCGCCCGACGTGCTGGCGCTGCCGTCCACCTGGCACCTCCGGGAGGCGGCGTACCGCCTGGCCGACCGGATGAGGGTCATCCACCTGCCGGTGCCGATTGCCCTCGACCGCTGGCCCGAAACGCCCGCGCCGGACTCCTGCACGCGGTTCCTGCACGTCGCCGGATACCCGGCGGTCGGTGACCGCAACGGCACCCGCGACCTGCTCGACGCGCTGCGGTACATCCGCTCCGAGGTCACCGTCACCCTGACCTGCCAGCGGCCCGGCCACCTCGGCGGCCTCATCACCAGGGGGCAGTCCCCGGACAACGTCACCCTGGTGATCGAGCCGGACCCGCCCCGGGACTACTGGGACCTCTACACCGGCCAGCACGCGCTGGTGCTGCCCCGGCGCTACGGTGGGCTGTGCCTGCCCCTCAACGAGGCGCTGGGCGCCGGAATCCCGGCCCTGATGCCGGACGTCGAGCCGAACCGGGACTGGCTGCCGCAGGACTGGCTGACACCGGCCAACCCGCACGACACCATCCACACCAAGACCCTCATCGACGTGTACCGCGCCGACCCGCGCGGGTTGGCCGAACGGATCGACAGGCTGGCCTCCGACGGGGACTTCCATGCCCGCTGCCGGCACCAGGCCCGGGTCCTGGCCACCCTGCACGGCTGGGACGCGCTGCTCCCCTACTACCTGGAGGTCCTCTCATGATCGCCCTCGGCGTCGTCGCCCACCACAGCCGCCGCGGGCGGGCGGTGCGGTTGGCCGACCACCTCGGCGCCGACACGGTCGCCATCGACGAGGGCGGCATGGGGGCCGGTCGCAACCACGAGGTCTGCTACAGGTGGTTGGCCGAGTCCGGGAAGCCGTGGTCGGTGATCCTCGAGGACGACGCAATTCCGGTGAACAACTTCCGCGACCAGCTCGGCCAGGTACTGGCGGCGGCCCCGACCGGCCTGCTCAGCCTGTACCTGGGCCGGACCCGGCCGCCGCACTGGCAGCCGTCCATCGCCCGGGTCATCGCCCGCGACGAGCACTTCCTGATGTGCAGCGAGCTGCTGCACCACGTCGCGGTGGCCATCCGCACCGACATGATCCCGGCGCTGCTGGCGCACCTGGGGGCCAATCGGCGCTACCAGACCGGCAGGACGCCCATCGACGAGGCGGTCGGGCAGTTCTCCCGGGACATGGGGATACGGGTCGGCTACACCCACCCCTCCATCGTGGATCACGAGAACCGGCTTCCCACCGTGATCGACAGGCACATCAGCCAGCACCGCGCCGACGACGGCACCCGACCGGCCACCGAAATCCGCAGGGCATGGGCGTTCGGCGTCCGGCCGTCCTGGCGGGCCTCCCTGGCCGCCATCCCCGATCCTGCCGACATCGCCGCCAGAGACTCTAATCGGTAACGAGAGGGGAGCGGAATGTTGGACAAACTGATTCAGAAGCTGGTCGGCGCCATCGCGGCGCGGGTGGCCGAGGAGATCATCGAGAGCCTGCCCGGCATCATCGAGGACTCCATCCGGCACGGCATCGACCATGCCGTCGAGGCGCTGCCGGACGCCTACGAGCAGGTCGCCGAGCGGGTCCTGACCCGGCTGGCCACCAAGCTGCCGTTCCCGTTCAAGCTCTGAAGGAGCCGCATGCAGAAGCGCACCCTCACGCTGACCTTCGAGCGGGCCGTCTACGCCAGCACGCCCAACACGATGGAGGTCACCATCATCCCGCTGACCACCCCGTACAACGGCACCGCGAACACGGTCCTGGTCGGCGGCGGCCAGACCAAGGTGATCCTGCTGGCCAATGACACCAACACCGTCACGTTCAGCCTGGTGCCGTCCAACCATGTTGAACTGTCCAGGCCGATGCCCTACAGGATCGCCTGGCGGGAGCGCTACACCGGCAAGCAGTTCAGCGCCGACTTCTCCATGCCCAACGCGGACACCAATTTCGCCGACCTGCACGGTCTGGGCCTGATCCAGGCCACCACCTAAGGGGTTCTTGTTTCATCCTATAGTCTCGTGTATCGTCGATGGCACACCACCACCAACGAAAGCGAGACACGATGACCACCACCGTCACCGCCCAGCGCAAGGAAGCCCGCGAGACCGCCCTGGCCTGGATCAACGAGCAGGGCATCCAGATTCCGCAGTACTTCGCCGACCGCTTCGCCAAGTTCTACGCCAAGTACACCGTGGACATCCCCGGCCGCGTCGGCTGGGCCGACAGCATCTCCGACTTCTACATGGCCTGGGAGAACGGCACCACCCCCTGACCCGTTTCCACACCCACCACCCACCCACCCACCAAGGAGTGAAACGATGATTGACTACGCCAAGACCTGGGGAGACAAGGTCGCCAACGTGCTGGTCGGCAAGACCATCACCGCCGTGCGCTACCTCAGCGACGAGGAGCGTGACGACCTGGGTTGGCACAACCGCTCGGTGGTCATCGTCCTCAGTGACGGCACCATGCTGTACCCGTCCCGGGACGACGAGGGCAACGGGGCGGGTGCCCTGTTCACCACGCTGGAGGAACTGCCCACCGTGCCGGTCATCCCATGATCACCGACCACCAGTTCCGGCCCTACGCCGACCACCCCGATCTGTGCGTCGCGGAACTCGCCGACAGCGGGGACACCTGCAACCGCGAACTCGCCGAACACGCCCTGCCCTGAGATTCCCTCCCCGAAGGAACCCCGACCACGCCGGTCGGGGTTCCTTTTTTGCCCTGCCTCCCGACCCGATTCGGCCCTGAATAGGTGGAGGAGGTGGTCACGGTGGCAGCACGGTACTGGCCGCTGGAGCGCGGCAGGATCGTCACCAGCCCCTACGGCCCCCGCGCCGGGGGGTTCCACTTCGGCACCGACTTCGGCTTCCCCGGCGGCAGCGCCGGAAGGCCGGTCCACGCCATCGACGACGGCACCGTGCTCCACCACGGCGCGGCCCAGGGCTACGGCGGCCCCGACCCGGCGGGCTGGCTGGTCGTCCAGTCCCCCGACGGCCAGGTCTGGGAGTACGGCCACATCGTCCGGCTCCCGCACATCCGCACCGGCGTAACCGTGCAGGCCGGTCAGCAGATCGCCACCATCAACCCCGACCAGGGCAGCAACGGGGGCACCGCCCCGCACCTGCACCTGAGTTTCATGCTCGACGGCTACCAACCGAACAACAAGCGAGACCCGCTGCCGGTCCTGGGCGGCGCCCACGACCCGGCGGTGGCCCTGACCAAAGAGGAGAGACCGGTGGGATGGACGGGAGACCCGACATGGTTGGCCGAGGTGCTCAAGGCCCAGCAGCCCGCGCTGAAGGTCCGGGAGCTGCCCAACTGGCAGCAGTACGGCCACGGCGACATGCGGGCCGTCACGCACGTGATGGTGCATCACACCGGCAACGCCCGGGAGACCGCCGAGTCGATCCAGAGGGGGCGCCCGGACCTTCCCGGCCCGCTGTCCCAGCTGCACATCGCCCCGGACGGCACCGTGTCGGTGGTCGCCGCCGGGGTCTGCTGGCACGCCGGGATGGGCAGCCACGTGGGTATCCCGACCGACCTGGCCAATTACCACACCATCGGCATCGAGTGCGCCTGGCCGATGGACACCTCGATCACCCCGGCCACCCAGACCCGGGAGCGCTGGCCCGACCCGCAGATCATCGCCATGCGCGACACCGTCGCCGCCATCCTTGGCAGGCTCGGCTACGGGGCCGACCGGGTGATCGCCCACAAGGAGTGGGCCGGTCGCAGCCAGGGCAAATGGGACCCCGGCAACCTGGACATGAACTGGTTCCGGGCCGAGGTGGCCAAGTCGCTGCGGGGGGATTTCCGGCCCAGACCTGTGCCGCCCCCACCGCCGCCGGCGCCACCCAAACCCAAGGAATGGCCCCGCGACGCCACCGACCGCGAACTGCTCGAGGACCTCTGGCGCAGGGTCTTCAAGATCACCCCGAAGGAGTCATGATGTGGACGAACCGGCAATTCTGGAAGGACGCCACCTGGAGGGGGTTCCGCACCTTCTGCCAGTCACTGGCCGGACTGCTCACCGTGGAGCACGTTTCGGCCAACCTGAACGCCTCCTGGCTGGCGCTGATCTACGCCTCCGGGGTGGCCGCACTGATCAGCCTGCTGCAGTCGGTGGACCGGGAGCGGGCCGTCGGCGGCAGCACCGCTGTGGTCGCCCCGCCCACCGGGGTCCCCGCCGTTGAGGTCCCCGCGCCCGTCAGCGCCACCAGCGGCGACCCAGCGGCCGCCGACTACCAGCCGTGAGGATCGCCGGGCAGTGGGTCGGCTGGGGGCTGGGCGACAGCCACGAGGAAATCCGGGCGCTCAAGGCGTTCATGCGCCCCAAGTTCAGCTACGCCCGCGGCCTGGCCGACACCCCTGACTACGACGAGCCGATGGTCACCGCCGTCGCCGAGATGCAGGCCCGCTACAACACCGGCTTCGGCAGGCTGGCGACCGGGAAGTACATCGCCGGCATCCTGAACTACGAGACCAAGATCGCGATGGGGTTCGTCGCCCGGCCGCCCCGCCCCGACCAGCGCCCGGTTCTGTTCACGGTCTGCGGCACCGGGGTGCCCTGGTGGGTCGGGCCGGACGCCGACACCGCCCGGGCGGTCGAGCACAGATACCGCTGGCAGCCAATCGGCTACCCGGCCAGGCCGGTACCGATGGGACCGTCGATCACCGCCGGGCGGAACGAGTTGTACGCCCAGTTGGTCAGGTTCCGCACCCAGGTCGAGGAGTACGGGGCCGCGCTGGCCGGGTACTCCCAGGGCGCCATCGTGGTGTCCGAGGCCTGGGAGGCCGACATCAAGCCGGAGAGCGGCAGGCTGCACTGGGCCGAGCCGCACATCCGCAAGGCGGTCACCTGGGGCAACCCGATGCGCGAGCGGGGCAGGGTCTGGCCCGACGCCGGTGGGCCGCCGTCCCCGAAGACCCACGGTGGGGTGACCGCCGACCTGATGGTCGACACCCCGGACTGGTGGCGGGAGTATGCCCATAAGGGTGATCTGTACACCGATGTCCCCGACGACGAGTCCGGCGAGAACCGCACCGCGATCTGGCAGGTCATCCGCTCCGGGGACATGCTCCGGGGGCCGGACTCCCTGCTGCGGCAGGTTCTGGAGCTGACCGGGGCGGTCAGGGACGCCAGCACGATCAGCGAGACCACGGGTATGTTCAAGGCCATGCTGGACGCCATCGTGTTCTTCGGCAGGCGAACCGGGCCGCACGTCAACTACTCCACCGCTGAGGCGATTGCCTACCTAAGGTCATGACATGACGCGCCGCGTTATCACCGCACGCGACCAGGTGGCCCTGCTGGCCCCTTGGCACACGGCCGCCGTGCCCGACTCCTTGATTAACGGCACCGTCAAGAAGTTCGTCAAGAAATTGCACGGCGAGATGAAACAGTGGGCCAAGGAGGCCCATGAGGACGATTTCGGTGGCGACCCTTCCGATCCCGCATACAACTGGGAGGACATCGAAAGTTTCCTGAAGAACCGCTATCCGGCGGCTCACCGAGGGATGGAGATGGGCATGGAGGATGCCCGTCCCCTAGTTCACGGTGAGCCGAGCAGCTTTGACGCTCCTTACGAAACCGGGCCAGAGGCTGAAGGCAAGTATGGATATGACCCTCGCCAAGTCGCAGCCGCGATGGTTCTGCTGCACAACAAGGCCGACGGAGACCGTGATTGGGCGATTCCTCAGGACATGGGCCTGCTGGTAGACATCTTCACCAAGCGCCAGCAGATGCAGCGCGACTACGAGCAGCGGCGGGAAGGCACTCCACAGTGACCAAATCCATCATCCTGCCCGACTTCGACCCCATCGGCTCCTTCAAGAACAGCGTCCGGACCGGCACACCCTGGGACTCCATCGTCGACTTCGCGACCCACCCCTCGTTCTGCGGGAAGCGCCTCTACCCCCGGCAGATGACCCTGCTCAAGCTGATCTACCTCGAGACCGAGCAGATGACCGACTACGACCGGGACGTGATCGGGCACTGGGCCGAGTCGTTCAGGTCCCGCACCAGGCCGTGGGGCGTCCAGCCGGACATCTGGGAGCGCATCGACTACCTCAAGGCCAACGGCTACACCCACTTCCCGCACGTCCAGATGGTCATGGGGCGCCGCGCCTCCAAGGGCATCCTCGGCTCCATCCTCGGCGCCGAGCGGATCGCCTACCTGTACAGCCTGGACGACTGGCAGTCCCACTTCGACCAGGTCCCCGGCCAGGTCGCCGAGATCACGGTGGTCGCCACCAGCCTCACCCAGGCGGTGACCCGGCAGTTCCGCGACATCCGCAACACCGTCATGGACTGCGCCTACCTCAAGCACCACATCGTCGGCGACAAGTACACCGAGTTCTACGTCCGGACGCCCGGCGACGAGCGGCGCATCGAGGAGATGCGCCTCGCCGGGATCAGCACCGACCGGGAGATCGCCACCATCTACTGCAAGGCCTCCTCGTCGGTGTCCTCGTCCGGCCGCGGCGGCACCGGCCTGGCCAACTTCTACGACGAGATGGCCCACATGATCTCCGGCACCGGCTCGGCCAAGACCGGGGAGGAAATCTACGACGCCTTCCAGCCCTCCCTCGACCAGTTCGGCTCGGCGGCGCTGACCTACATCCCGTCCAGCCCGTACACCAAGATCGGCCGGTTCTACGAGCTCTACCAGCAGGGCCGGGTGACGATGGACGTGTACAACGCCCGCGAGGGCCGGATGGAGACCAAGACCTTCACCGAGAAGGCGCTGGAGATCGACGCCGAGGAGGAGCTGGAGGCCGCCGTCGCCGAGCCGACCTTCCTGGTGGTGCAGCTGCCGTCCTGGGAGCCGTACACCGACTGGGAGCGCAGCCGGGACATCCCGATGCGCCCCAACCGGACCCGCAACTTCCCGCGCTGGAACAAGCCGGTCCAGTTCGAGCCGAAGGAGGACGGCTCGCCGGACGAGCGGGTCCAGTTCCGCCGCAAGCAGCGCAACCCGGACAAGTTCGGGGTGGAACGCGGCGCCCAGTTCGCGACCGTGCAGGACGCCTACCTCAACGAGGTGATGGTCGACAGGATGTTCCTGACCCCGACCTGGCGTGACCCGCTGGTGGAGCAGCACCAGGGCATCCTGGCCATCAAGTACCGCGCCCACGCCGACCCCTCCCGCACCAACGCCAACTTCGGCTTCGCCATCGCCCACCTCGAGGACGCCCCGGAGGACGAGCACGGCATCGTCTGGCCGCACGTCGTCATCGACGTCCTGAAGGTGTGGCGGCCCGAGGATTTCAGGGACCACACCATCGACTACGTCCGGGTCGGCGAGGAGCTGGACGACTACCTGACCCGGTTCCCGTCCACCGTCAAGATGACCTACGACCAGTTCAACTCCGCCGGGTTCATCGCCCACCAGAAACGGGCCTTCCCCAACATCAGGGTGCTGGAGAAGACCTTCACCGCGAAGGAGAACCAGGACCGGTTCGAGAAGTTCAAGTCGGCGCTGAACCTGGGCTGGGTCCACTGCTACAAGGACGACTTCGCCGACGACGGCCAGTCGCTGCTCGAGCTGGAGCTGAAGTTCCTGCAGGAGAAGAACGGCAAGGTCGACCGGCAGCAGATCGGCCCGGTGCAGACCAAGGACCTGGCCGACGCGGTGATGGTGGTCGTCACCGAGCTGCTGCACGAGTCGCTGGACCGGTGGTGGACGGCGATGAACCGGACCGCCGTCGGCTCCACCAACGTGGACGGGCTTCGGGCCGGACGCGAGCAGGAGCGGCTGATGTTCCACGACAAGGACCGCTACTCCGACCCGCTGCAGCGCTACATCGCCGAGGAGGCCGATAAGTCCGAGCGGCGCAGCCTGCGTGCCGAGCGCAACAAGGCGGCCCTCGAGCGCAACAAACTTGAGCGGGCACGGCGCAACTCCCTCGGTTCCCGAGGCCCGTATACCGGGGACAGAACACGCGGGTATCGGAACTGACACGACATCCCTGAATTGGTTCTGCAGCGGTGTTATAGTTCGCTGGTGTAATTCCACCCACCTGGAAGCGAGAAAACCATGACCAACCCCGACTGGAAGGCCACCCTGGCGGCCTCGGCCATTTCGATGTCCATCATCTTCGGGCTGGGCTACCTCTACATCTGGGCGGCGGGCCTGTGACGGCCCGCGCGGCCACCGGCCGCAGCGCCCACCGGCAGCGCCAGTTCCACTCCGCACGCGACTTCGAGACCTCATCGTCGCAGATCGGGGACATCGAGCCGTTCAGCGAGCAGCTGCGCCGCAAGGCCCAGCTGGTCATCGCCGGCAACGCCAAGGGCCGCAGCCGCAAGGCCCAGGTCGCCGACGCCGAGGCCATGATGCGGATGCTCGGGATTCATCCCGACCAGCCGATCCAGGCCGATCCGCTGGCCGGGCCGATCCCCTCCTTCCAGATGCGGAGCAACCGATGACCGAGAACTCCGTAATCGACGTCGAGGTCGAGGAGGAGACCACGCAGACCCGCCCGTTCAAGGCCGTCACCCACAAACCCGCCGTGGCTGCGGCGCTGGCCCCGTTCGGCGCCAGCCAGGACATCGGGATCGGCGTGGACGGGGACACCGCCGGTCAGACGCTGTGGTGGATGTCCACCGACTGGGCCGTCCAGGTCATCCAGGCCGGGATCGAACTGCCGCAGCTGACCGCCCCCGGCCCGGGTTTCGTCGCGGCCATGCCCGAGCGGTTCCTGAAGCGCCGGGTCGGCACCCTGCGCAAGGCCGACCTCGCCCGCTACTACGCCAAGCACCCGCAGGCCGCCGAGGAGCACCCCCAGGTGGTGATGTCCGTCCCGGGCGAAATCTCCGAGTTGCTGCCGCCCCAGGTCGTCGAGGCCAAGATGCTCGCCGTCGGTGCCGTGCCGCCCGGCTACGCCCGGCTGCCCGATTCCACCCTGCTGCAGCTGGACGAGATGCTGGCCTGCGTGGTGGAGGTGCGCTGCTGGATCGCCCGCGGCGACGTCACGGCGTCGGCGCCCTACCGTCTGGGGATGGTGGGCTGGGACTCCAGCCTGTTCCTCGAGATGCTGTTCAACGCCGAGGGGCAGCGCCTCGCCGAGGGCGCGGTGGACACCGCCAGGGTGATCGCCAGGGAGGTCGACGGCCCACCCGGCTACGCCCTCGACCTGGGCGTCACGGTGGACGGCCAGGTGACCGTGCTCCGGGCGTGGCCCGCCTGGGCCGTCGAACCGCTGCACGCCGACCCGACCGGGGTGTTCGCCGCGCTGGCGGCCTCCCACGACTTCGGCCACGCCGACGAGAAGTGGCGGTGGTCCCCCGACCTGAACGTCTACGCACGAAACCCGCAGAAGGAGGAAGCAAATGATGCCTGAGACCATCGCCGGCACCGAGGAGGAGGTGCGGTACATGTCGCCGCCGGAGTACATCAAGCGGGCCAACGCCCGCGACAGCCGGGTCCGGCACGCCATCGACCTGGCCCAGTTCGTCACCCACCTGCAGACCTCCGCCGGTCTGCTGCGGGAGATGCCGGAGAACAAGATCGAGACCCTGATCGCCGATTACCTCGACGAGAAGGAGCAGCGGCCGTGAGCGCCGGGGACCTGAGGTTGGACTACCTCAAGGAGGCCAAGGCCGTGGTGGACATCTACTACGAGGACATCTACCCCGACGACGAGGTGGCCGGGAAGCGTACCGCCGACCGGATGCTGATCGAGGGCGCGGTCTGCGCCCTGGTCTCCATCGCCGAGAGCCTGCACCGCATCGTCGAGGAGGAGTCCCAGTGATCGAGGTGGGCCTCGCGACCGGGCTGGCCGGTCTGGCGCTGTCCCTGGTGATCGGCGTCTGGGCGGGGTACCGCTACGCGCTGGAGTCCAAGAAGATGGACGCGGTCATCGCCCACGCGCTGGACAGGATGGACACCTCCTGGGAGGACGAGGCCCCCGCGAGCCGCCCGCGCTGCGACCGGACGGGTTGACCCATGCACGACCCGTACCGGGAGCTGCAACACCACGCCAGGCAGGCCACGATGGCCGTGCTGGTGATCCTGTTCGGTCTGGTGCTGTGGTTCGCCCTGACCGCCGACACGTCCCCCGCCGTCCCGACCAGGGAGTCCCCGGCCCGGACGACCCAGGATCAGGGCATCAGCGAGCAGCTCATCGTCATGAACGACGGCCGGACGGTGCTCTGCCTGTCCTTCCCCGGCCCCGGCCACGTCATCTCCTGCGACTGGCCTCACGCCCACAGGTCGGCGTGACCACGCCCGCCGAGGTGGTGGTCGCCCATGCGGCCGCCTGGAAGGCGTTCGACGCCCTGCTGGTCGCCCAGACCGCGCTGGTCGCGCTGAACGAGTCGCTGGGCCGGATGAGCGTCCGGGACCTGCTCTCCGATCCGGACTGGAACGCCGTCGCCGCCCTGGACGGCCTGCGCGACGACCTGGTCGCCGATGCGGCGACGCTCAACCCGACCATCGGTCGCCTGCTGCGCATCCGACGGCTGACCCTGCCGCACGACGAAGAACCCCCCGACGACTAGTTCGCGTCGGGGGGTTCTCGGTTGGTCGTGGCTACTTGAGCACGTCGGCGAGATTGACCTTGGAGAGCCAGGAACGGGAAACCCGCAGGTAGCGGTCACCGTCACCGCCCAGCTTGGTGACGTTGATGCGCTCGCCCTTGTCCACCAGCACGACCCACAGGCCGTCACGCTGGGCGTCGCTGCCACGAACGAGGCGCACGATTTCGCCTGCGGAGTAGTGGACGTAGGGTGCTGCGTCAGCGGCGGCGGTGACGGCCTCAGCGGTGGCTTCCTTGAGCATCCACTTGGGAGCGCGAAGGCCACGGCCACCGGTGTCGGGGATGACGACGCAGTTCTTGGGGCCGACGCTCTTGATCGTCCAGGTGCCGGGGTACTTGGGGTCGTCGACGGAGACCTTCGCGCCGACCTTGATGGTGGGAAGGGTGTTGGGGAGGGTGATGGTTTCCATTTCTTGCTCCTTCGTGGGTGGCGGTGCTTGCAGGAATGACTGTACACGGTCTACAGGATGAAATCCAGGTTCTGGCGGAAACCCATGTCGGGGAGCCGCCAGGCGGTGTGGAGACCCGCCCCGGCCTGCCCGTACAGCACGACCGACTCCACGCCCAGCCGGGCGCGGGCGCCCTGGAGCCTGTCCCCGCTGATCCCGATCAGCTTGGCGGCCTCCTTGAGGCACCGCGACTCGACCTGGCCCGGCGCCAGCGTGACGTACAGCCAGGCCGCCGCCCAGCCGTCCGTGACGGTCACCGCCTCGACTCCCACAGCGCAACGATCAGGGCGGCCGCCGTGGCGGGGTCCTCATGCTCCCAGACGTGGACCGGCAGCCAACCCAGCCCGGCCAGCTGCTCGTCCTTGCGCCGGTCGCGCTCGACGTTCGCGGCCAGCTTCGCCGCCCACCAGTCGCCGTTGTGCCGCGGCGACGAGCCGTGCTCGGGGCAGCTGTGCCAGAAGCAGCCGTCCACGAACACCGCGATCCGCGCCCTGGTGAGGGCCACGTCCGGCCTGCCCGGCAGGCCGCGGAGGTGGGTACGGTAGCGCAGGCCCCAGCCGTGCAGTTCGCGGCGCAGGGCCATCTCGATGCGGGTGTCCCTGGAGGGCATCGCGCTCATCCGGCGGCTGACCGCCCGGCTGAGGGGGACGGGGGCGGCGGTCACTCGAAGACCACCCGCATCTTCTTGGCCTCGGCGTCCCAGACGCACCTCGGCTTCCTGAGCGGCTTCCGGGCCAGTCCGGTCGCGTCGACCTGCCGTCTGGCCTCCGCGACGAGGGCGTCCGCGGTCCGCTGGCTGGCGCCGAAGTCCATCAGCATCCACTGGTAGGTGGCCCAGCCGTCGTCGTCGGCGGCCGACCAGCAGTCGCCGAAGTAGGTCTCCACGTCGCGGTAGCAGGCGCGGCAGATCACGCCGTCCCCGCCGCCCTTGCCGGATGCCCGGCAGCAGGTCGTCAGCGGGTAGACGAACAGGTCGGTGACGGCCAGCGTGACTGGGGCGTCCTCGCAGATCAGGGTGGGTTCATCCATGTCGTTCCTCCTCGGTGGTGGTGGGTACATCCCGAACTATACACACGCCACAGGGTGAATGGTTGATCATCCTGTAGTAGGCATGTAGCATTCGGGGGACACGCCACCATCCACCCGAGGAGCAATCATGGGAGCAACCGAGTTCACCACCTACGTCGCCGGCGCCAACCTCGGCGCCGCCTACGCCTCCGCCGTGACCGACGCCCGCTGCGAGTACGGCAACGACGGCTACAACGGCACCATCTCCACCACCAGCGGCTACCGCCGGGTGCTGCCGACCCCGCTGACCCTCCGGGCCGCCAACCTCTACGGCCACACCCACATCGACGACGCCCAGAAGTGGGAGCACGCGCTGGCCGTCCCCGTCGCGGAGGACAAGCACTTCACCTTCAGGAAGGTCAAGATGACCGTCACCGTCGACCCCGTCAACGAGCACGGCCACAGCGCCAGCGAGTGGGACATCCGCGACGCCGCCCTCAGGAAGGCGTTCGACAAGTACGGCACCTCCCTGCACGAGGTGGACGTCAAGCCGAGCATCAAGACCACGACGGTGGTCACCCAGGCGACGGGCCGCGCCGTCACCAGGTACGAGGTCAAGACCTACGGCACCCGCGCCACCCTGTACGACACCAAGGCCCAGGCCATCGCGGCGGCGAAGAGGGAGGCGCTGTCCTCGACCGGCGGCAGCGCGTCGGTGCGGGCGGTCAAGTTCTACCCCGACGTCAACGGCACCGAGCTGGCCGTCGTGGCCGCCAAGACGGTTTCGGCGTCGGCGGTGCTGGAGATCACCGTGGCGACCCCGAGGAGGGCCGACACGCCCACCACCGGGTGGCTCTTCTTCGGCCTCGCCGCCTGCTGAACCGCTAAGCTTTCCTGGCAGGGCGGGAGTTGACCCGCCGCTTGGTGGTGGTGCATTTTTGCGGCGCCTCCCGTCCGACCCCCCGGGGGGAGAAAATCCCCCCGGGGGGTTTCGGCATGTCGGGGTGTTATAGCCCCCACGCAGCTTGGTACGTGTTAGGCTGGCGCCGAAATTACGGACCTGTGATTCACCCACCCCCCGACAAGAACAGGTGTGACCAGCTTGAAGATCGGCTCTCTCTTCACCGGCGCGGGTGGCTTGGACATGGCCGTCACCGCGATCTTCGGCGGGGAGGTGGTCTGGCACAGCGAAATCGACAAGGACGCCTCCAAGGTGCTGGAGCATCACTTCCCGAACACCCCGAACCTGGGCAACATCGCCGAGATCGACTGGTCCACCGTGGAGCCGGTCGACGTCCTCTGTGGGGGATTCCCGTGCCAGGACGTCAGCTCGGCGGGTAAGAGGGCCGGGATCAAGCAGGGCACCCGGTCGGGATTGTGGTCGGTGTTCGCCACCGCCATCGAGGCCATCCGGCCGCGCTACGTCGTCATCGAGAACGTCAGGGGATTGTTAAGTGCCAAAGCCCATCGCAACGTGGAACCCGCAGAAGGAGTTGTGGGAGGCGCACCCGAAGCAGAAGCGGGGGCAGCCGCCGATCCCGTCCTCCGCGCCGCTGGAGCCGTTCTCGGCGACCTTTCAGACCTCGGGTATGATGCGCAGTGGGCGACTGTATCCGCTTCCTCAGTCGGGGCGCCCCACCGCCGCGACCGGGTCTTCATCCTCGCGACCCCCCGTCCAGAAGGCTGACCGGCCCCAGCTGGAGTTGTTCCACACCCCGGACACCATGCCGGACGCCCCGAACATGGGGTCGAACACCCGCTCCAAGCCCGCCGGGGTCGGCAACCAGGTCGCCGAGCTTGACCGGCTCGGCCTGCTCCCGACCCCGAGCGCGGTGGACGGCTCCGGCGGCAGCATGCAGCAGTCGCTGGAGTCGCTGCGGGAGGGTCGCCGGCAGAGGCACCTCACCGACCTGCCCCGGATGCTCGACCTCGAGGTGGGGGATGATCCCCTGCTGCTGCCGACGCCGACCTCGTCGCAGGGCCGCAACGAGACCTCCGGCCGTCAGCCCGGCTCCCAGCACAACACCGGGACCACCCTGAACGACGTGGTGTTCAAGGGCGACATCACCAACGCGCCGGGGACGCTGCTGCCGACGCCGCGCACCTCGGACTCCAAGGGCACCAACAGCCCGGCCGAGCGTGAGCGGAAGTCCCCCGGCCTGGGCGCCATCCACTACCACCTGACCGGGGAGACCCCCGACCGCCCGCAGGACGAGGAGTTGATGGGCACCCCGCAGGCCAGGGACTGGAAGGGCGTGCCGGGCAAGAACTTCAACACCCACAACCTGGCCCGCGACATCGACGAGATGATCCGCGAGACCGGCCAGGCCCCGCTGCTGCCGACCCCGACCACGCTGGACAGCAGGGAGAAGCGAACCACCCACGCCGGTGGCAACCCGACCTTGCAGGGCGCCCTGTGCGGCACCAACCCGGTGGACGCGGAGCGGCTGGGCCTGGAGGCCGCCGAGCCGCTGCTTCCCACCCCGAACGCCACCGACCACATGTGCGGATCGACCTCCCTGCAGGGCCGGATCGACTCCGGCCGCCAGGTGATGCTCCCGCACGTCGTCCGCGACCTGCCGCTGCTGCCCACCCCGGTGGTCAACGACATGGGCGCCGGCAAGACCCCGGAGCAGTGGGACGAGTGGACCGAGAAGCTGAAAACCAAGGGCTACAACGGCAACGGCCACGGCAGGTCGCTGTCGGTGGAGGTGCAGCGCGGCGGCGAGGGCGTCCCGCTGCTGCCGACCCCGCAGACCCGGGACGCCACCGGCGGCAAGCCGGAGGCCGTGAACCGAGGCCGCGGGTACGGCGCCGACCTCAACGACGTGGCCGCGGCCGGTCTGCTCGACCAGGATGGTGATGGGGAGAGGATCGAGTTGCTGCCCACCCCGATGGCCCAGGAGATCGGGGTCAGCCCGGAGCGGTTCGACGAGTGGGCCGAGGAACTGAAGAAGAAGGGCTACAACGGCAACGGTCGGGGGAAGTCGTTGGCCGTGGAGGTGCAGCGGTTGGCCCGGGATGATGCGGACGCCCCGCCCGAACCGCCGGACCCTCTCGAGGGTGTGGTCATCGACCCGGCGCAGGCCCAGATCATCAGCCTGCTGGAGACCGTCATCTCCCTGCTGCGCGGCGGCCAGCCGTGACCGAGGAGAACCCGCCGCCCATCAGCCTGGATGAGAAGCTGCCGCTGCTGCCGACCCCGAAGGCGCACGACGGGGTGTTCGGCACCCCGCGCACCTCGGGTCGGCCCATCGAGAAGTCCACCCACCTGGGCACGATCGTGTCGCTGATGGGAATCCCCGATGACCCGCCGGTCAAGCTGCTGCCGACCCCGACCACCAGCGACTCGCGCGGGGCGTCCTCCGGCGGCGCCCACGACGAGAACGTCCGGGTTCCCCGGCTGGCCGCCGCGATGGAGGTCGACCTGCCCAGGGAGCTGGCTGAGGAGGATGCCCTGCTGCCGACCCCGCTGGCCGCGGACGGCGGCGGTTCGCACGGCTACGGCATGCGGAACTGGGCGCAGGAGTACGCCAGCGGTGATGCCCCCCTGCTGCCCACACCGACCCAGTCGGACGGCTCCGGCGGCGGCATCCGCACCGGGCTGTCCTGGGAGGGCACCACCAAACCCACCGGGCAGGGCGGTAACTCCCGGCTACGCGACGTGGTCGGCCTGTTCGCCCATGACAACAAGGAGGTTCCCATGACCGAGGCGCCGAACACCCGCCGCAAGACCGATTCCGGCCCCACCGTCCGGCAGGCCGTCGACCTGACCCAGGGAACGCTGCCGCTCGAGTTCGACAGCTGGGACGAGGTGCCCGACGAGTGGCGCCCGCTGGTCAAGGACGGCGGCGGCAAGCCGGAGACCGTGGACTCCAACGCCGACTGGGTGGTCACCGACCGCGGCGACCAGATGTTCCCCACCCCGAGCGCCGCCGACGGCCATCGGGGCGGCACCGATCCCGACAGGACCAAGGCCGCCGGTCACCGCGTCAAGCTGATCGACGCCGTGCTGGGCGATGATCTGAGGGAGCCTGCCGGGGATTCCCCGCTGCTGCCGACTCCCCGGGCCGGGGCCAGCGACGGCACGGCCAGCACCCCGGATCAGCGCCGCGCCAAGGGCCAGTCGGTGTCGCTGTCGGAGGCGGTCGGCGCGGAGATGGCCCCGCTGCTGCCGACCCCGGTGGCCCAGGACGGCAACGGCCACATGCAGGACCCGGCCGCTGACGTCGGCAACAACGGACGCTCGGTGTCGCTGGGCGATGTGGTGTCCCGGCTCCCCGAGGGGAAGGGTTCACTGCTGCCGACCCCGACCGTCGGGGCCTCGCTGGTCCGTAACTCGCCGGGGGAGATGGCCCGCACCAACCCGGCGCTGGGTGCGGTGATCGCCGACCTGGCCGAGGCCGAGGTGGCCGGGGAGGCCGGGTTGCTGCTGCCGACCCCGAAGACCCACCAGCGCGGCGACTGCCCGTCGGAGCGGGAACGCAACTCCCCCGACCTGGCCGCCGTGACCGGCCACTTCCCCGCCGGCCGGTGGGGGAAGTACGGACCGGCGGTGGCCCGGTGGGAGTCGCTGACCCGTCCCGCCCCGGCGCCCACCGAGCCGAACAAGAACGGCAACCCGCGGCTGACCGCCCGTTTCTCCGAATGGCTGATCGGCTGGCCGGAGGGATGGGTCAGCGACCCCGAGATCGGGGTCTCCCGCACGGGGCAGCTGCGGATCGTCGGTAACGGGGTGGTCCCCCAGCAGGCTTACGCCGCGATCTCGATGCTGCTGAAGAACCTGGACGTGCCCGCCCCCGACGACGAAGACTGAACGGAATACTTGTTTCGTCCTGTAGTAGGTGTATAGTTCTGGGTGTTAACCACCACCACCCACCCGGAGGCCAGAATGACCACCTTCACCGCTCCCAACGGAAACGAACTGACCGGCACCGTCGTCCTGCTCAAGGGCGGCGCCGAAATCCTGGTCACCGTCGTCCCCCGCACCTACGACCGCAGCCGGGCCTACTACAGCAAGCCCCGCCTCTACGGTGCCACCGACACCCTGGTCCCCGACCTGTCGGCCCAGGAACCCCGCTACGTCGCCTACACCAACGCCGACTCCACCGACGAGGAGCGGGCCGCCGAGAAGGAGTGGTTGGCCTGGCGCCGCCGGACCCTGCGTGCCACCACCAGGCGGCTCAAGGAACTGCTGCCCGCGCTGTCCCCGCTGGGCATCCACGCCAAGGACGCCAAGTTCTCCTACAACGCGGGGTGCGGTTCCTGCCCCTGCTCCCCGGGATACGTCCTCAACGGCACCGTCATCGGCAACGCCGACGTGTTCTTCACCAGCACCGCTGGCCTGTCCCGCAAGTCGGCCTGACCAAACCCCAACACCACAGAAGGGTCACCACCACCATGAACTTCATGCAGGCACTCACCGCCCTGATCGACCAGACCCACGCCGATACCGTGCGCTACCACTACGGTGCGGGCGGTTTCGGCACCCTGGACACCCGCGACGTCACCGCCGCCAGCGACAAGAACGTCCGTATCGCCGTGGAGGTGATGGGTGAGTCCGGCCTCGGCGACGAGTTCTACAAGGAGGAGGACAAGCTGGACTTCGGCACCTTCCAGAACTGCCGCGAGTACGGCATGACCGTGACCGTGGGCGGTTGGACGTTCGCCGCCTACGAGCACCGCAACAGCGACGACATCTGCATCGAGGGTTGCCCCGCCGACGAGGTTCGGGAGTTCGGCCCCTACGGCTCGGAAGACAAGTTCGACGTGCTGTTCTCCGCGCCGTGGAAGCAGTACCACATCGCCGCCGCCGTGCTGGTCCTCGCCGCCCGCCACGTCATCAAGCACCCCGACGCGACCCGGGCCGACCTCAAGCGCATCCTCAACCCCAAGCGCCGCCGCCCCAGCTCGGCCTAAGAGAAGAAAAAGGAACACCGCCATGAAGATTTCCCGCCGTTCGCCGTTCAGCGGACAGGTCAACGTCATGGACGTGCCGGTCACCGAGCAGGAACTCGCCCGCATCGAGGACGGTGAGATGATCCAGTCGGTGGTTCCCCACCTGTGCGCCGACCACCGTGAGTTCCTGATGTCGGGCATCACGCCCACCGAGTGGGACGCCTTCCTCGGCCCCGGCGACGACGACCCGGGCCTGGAGGAGGAGGAGGAGGAGGAATGAGAACGTGCATCTGTGGGTGCGGCAGGCAGTCCGGCAACGCCATGCAGGACTGCTTCCCCGTCCTGCCCTGGGACAGTCCCGGCCTGCCTCCCCGCCCCAAGGAAGACCGCTGCGCCAGGCACCCGCTGTGCGCCTACCGCGACGACGACCCCGCCTACTGCGGCACCTGCCACGGCCGGGACAACTGCACATGCGCGACCGGCTGGGCGGGATGACCGTGCGATCACTGGTATTGCTGTCCGGCGGGGTGGACTCCGCGGTGGTTCTGGCCGACTCCGTCCACCGCCACGGCGCCGATCAGGTAGGGGCGGTCAGTTTCGCCTACGGCCAGAGCCATAAACGCCAGGAATTGCTGTCGGCCACCGTCGTCGCGTCCCACTACGGGGTGCGCCACCAGGTGGTGAATCTGGGATCGGTGTTCGGTGCCTCGGCGCTGACCGGCGTGGGGGAGATTCCCGACCACCACGCCGACGCCCCCGACGCAACGGAGGTTCCCGGCCGCAATCTGGTTCTGCTGTCCGTCGCCGCCGCCGTGGCCGACGGCCTCGGGTGCGGAAGGGTGGCCTTCGGTGCCAACGCCGCCGACGCAGGCGGTTACCCCGACTGCCGCCCGCAGTTCATCGAGGCCCTGCGTGAGGCGATCCGGCTGGGCACCAGGAACCATGTCTTCCTGCATGCCCCCCTGCTGTACTGCAGCAAGGCCGAGGTGGTGTCGCTGGGCCGTCGATTGGGTACGCCGCTGGAACTGACCTGGTCCTGCTACCGGGGCGGCGAAGAACCCTGCAGGAGCTGCGGTGCCTGTGCCGCCCGATCCGAGGCCGGACTGTGAGCTACCGCATCAACGAAATCTTCTACAGCATCCAGGGCGAGGGTTACTGGGCCGGTCGGGCGGCGGTGTTCGTCCGATTCTCCGACTGCAACCTGTGGGACGGCGATCCCGCCAGCCGGGCGTCCGCGATCTGCTCGTTCTGCGACACCGACTTCGTCGCGGCCACCGAGATGGAGGACGCCGGCGCGGTGGTCAACGCCGTTGAGGACGTGATGCCCAGGATGCGCTCCTGGGCCGAGCCGATGGTGATCTTCACCGGCGGCGAACCGCTGCTGCAGCTCGACGCCGATCTGGTGGAGGCGTTCCGGCGGGCTGGCTTCTATACCGCCCTGGAAACCAACGGCACCCTGCCGCTGAAGGAATTGCCGGTGGACTGGGTCTGTGTGTCGCCCAAGACCCCGACCGTGCGGATCACCCACGGCGATGAACTGAAGCTGGTCTACCCGCAGGACCGGGTCACCCCCGAGCGGTTCGCTGACCTTAGCTTTGCTCATTTCTGGCTCAGCCCGCGCAACGCTGTAGACAGCCTGTCGGCTGATAACGTACAGAAAACCCTTGACTACCTGTTGGTCCATCCCCAGTGGCGGCTCAACACCCAGGTTCACAAAGTGATAGGAGTTCGCTGATGCCGTTTGTTGAGGTGTCCTACGAGGTTGACTTCGAGGCCGCCCACTGGCTTCCCGGCGTGCCGGAGGGCCACAAGTGCAGGCGCCTCCACGGCCACTCCTACCGGGTGGTGATCACGGTGTCCGGCGAGGTCGGCGCCAGCACCGGCATGGTGCGCGACTACTCCGACATCAAGGCCGCGGCGGCGCCCCTCCTTGACCTGCTGGATCATCGCACCGTCAATGATGTCATCCCCAACTCCACCAGCGAGAATCTGGCGGTCTGGTTCTGGGACAACCTCGTCGCTGAGTTGCCTGAACTGTCCTCGGTGACGGTTCATGAGACCGCCCGCGCATACAGCACCTACCGTGGTGGTTGCGGTTAGTGATCTATTTCGTCAATCCCAGCACTGAAGCGGTGCGTGAGGCCATCAAGACCCGCGCCGATCTGGGCATCATCGCGACCCCGACCTCCACCCGTGTCTCGCAGTGGACGGTTCACTCAGACTGGATTGCCGATAACGGCTGCTTCGGGAAGAACTTCAACGAAGAGCGCTGGTGGCGCTGGCTCGAGCGCCGCGCCGAAGACCGCGGGAATCGCTGCCGATTCGCCACCGCGCCGGATGTGGTCGGCAACCATGAGGACACCCTCGCCCGGTCGGTTCCCTGGCTGCCCAGAATCCGCGACCTCGGCTACCCGGCGGCGTTCGTCGCCCAGGACGGTGCCGTCCCGGCCACGGTGCCCTGGGATGACCTGGATGCCCTGTTCATCGGCGGCACCACCGACTTCAAGCTGTCCGAGGCGGCTCGTGATCTGGTTGTCGAGGCGGTCAAGCGGGGCAAGCACGCCCACATGGGTCGGGTGAACTCCAGGCGCCGACTCAACACAGCCCACTCCTGGGGGTGCCATTCCGTGGACGGCACCTACCTGGTCTTCGGGCCATCAGTCAACCTGCCGAAGCTCATCGGCTGGCTAGACGACCTGCCGGTCACCGCAACCGACCCGGCCGACAAGCCGGGGCAGATGACCCTCCTGGGTTGGCTGGACGAAGTTCCCCTAGAGAAGGAGTAACCCACGATATGATCCGAATCCTTTCCCTGGCCGCCGCCGGCGCCCTGACCGGCGCCTTCCTGGCGCTGGCCCCGCCCGCGGCCGCCCTGCCCGGCCAGTGCATGTACACACCCTGGGGCGGTTTCTGCGACGAGTACGCCTGGGCCGACGGCTCCTTCTACCATTGCGAGTCGGCGCTGGGTTTCTCGAACTGCTTCCAGGCATGCCATGACCTCGTCGCCAACCGGGCGGTGCCCACCGACGTCGACCCGCGCACGCCGTGCTGACCGACGTCAGGATCAGCCGGGCCGACGCCAGCCGCCGGTTCCACCACTCCGAGCTGCTGGTGCTGGCGGGGCACACACTGGAAAACTACGGCCAGCCGGAGCTGGCCCAGAGGCTCCTCTGCCTGGCCAGCCAGGTCCATGACGGCACGCTGTCCTTCGATCCGCCGGGCGTGCCCTGATGTGGGGGCGTTTCGCCGCCATCATGGCGCTCCAGGCTTACCTGGCCGTCCTGTCCGGCGGTGCCCTGGCCGGGATTCTCTGGCTCACCGACCTGAGGTACTGACCGTGGCCGAAAAAAGATGCAGTGAAACTGTAGACATCATCCTGTAGTCGACCTACAATAAGAGGCATGAAAGACACCACCGCCCCCGCCCCCGCGCCCGTCTACACCGTCTGGTCGCGTCCCCGCTACACCGAGTCCACCGAGGTCTGGTCCGGCGAGGACTTCGCCAAGGCCATCAGCGTGGCCCTGGCCCAGGTCGGCGTCGACAGCGCCCACCCGATGGACCACACCAACACCGTCGCCCTCCGCGACGCCGGAATCCCCGTTTCGGCCTGGATGGTCACCGACGGCGACGGCGACGAGCGCATCGTCTTCATCACCCGCTGATCCCTCCCGTCCGGCAACCGCCCGTTCCGGGGTGTCCCTCCACCCCCGGGGCGGGCGGTCAATTTTTGCGTCCCAACGGCGTGTTTGCCCTGCCAACACCCGTTTTAGCGGTAAGAAACACTGAGGAAGGAAACCCGTTCATGACGTTCAACCACCGCCTGCGACTGCTGGCATTCAGTCTGCTGACCTGGACCTCGGCCATGTTCGTGGCATCCGGGGCCGCCAGCGCCGTGGTCGCCGGCACCTCCCCGGTCCAGGCCGGGATCGGCGCCGGACTCTTCGTCACGGCCCTGCTCCCCGGCCGGATGGCGCGGTTCTCATGACCAGCGAGGCCACCATGATCACCCTGATGCTGGGCAGCGGGTTCATCGCCGCGCTGATCTTCCTGCTGGGCGCGGGAGGTCGGCGGTGAGGCGGGCCTTCCTGGGCGCCGTGCTGGCGGTGACCGTGATCACCTGCTGGTTCCTGGCCCTGCTCTGGCTGGTCCTGAGTGTGTCCCAGATCGCCGTGGAGCGGGCCACCACCGTGGCCGAGCCGCCCTGCGCGGTCGCCGAGGGGATGGTGGCATGCTGGCCCTGATCCCCCGCACCTTCGGTAACCGCCGCGCCGACGCCTTCGGCAACATCCACGTCCTGGTCACCGCCGAGGGTCTGCCGGTCTTCCGCGACCCCGGCCGCTACCGCGGGCGGCACCGCCGATGAGCGACCAGACCACGGCGTTCCGCATCCGGGTGGAGTGCAACCCGTATGTCCCCGACACCGAGTTCCCGATCCGGCTGGTGGTCGCCGACAGCCGCGACGTGACCCTCACCGAGTTGAAGTTCACCCCCGAGCGTGCCCATGAGACCGCCTACTCCATCACCCGGCTGCTGGCGCAGTTCATCCCGCGCACCGACTCCCACCGGCTGGCCCAGGGACTACGGTCGGCCGCCGTCAAGGTGTGGTCGACCCGCAACTAGCTCTTTTCATCCTGTTGCTGTCCTATGGCAGTGATAGCATCCTTGCTGCACCAAGAAGGAGGTAGACCATTGAGCAACATCAACCACCGCAACGGCTGGCACGGCATCGACGACGAGGCCAACCACGGCCAGCCGAACCGCTGCCCCGTCTGCTGGAGTGACGCCAAGAGGGCATTCTTCACCCCGAACCGCGTGCCGCGCCGGGGAATCACCCTATCCCGCGTTTACGCTGACATCCACAATGAGGCCCACGACTGATGACTGACCGCTACCTCTGGCACAGCACCCCGCTGAAGCACCCCGGGCAGGCCCTGGAGATCGAGTACGTCCGGGACGCCGACTGGGGCCGGCACTGGGCGGTGGTCTTCCGGGGCGTCGCCTGCCGCCAGGAGGTGCGCCGCCTGGACACCTTCACCGACGCCCAGGCCATGATCGCCCGGCACCTGGCCAGGGTGGCCGAGCGCGATGCCCGAAAGGAACCCGCCGCATGAGCATCACCGAACCGTGGACGTTTGAGCCGCTGGAGATCGACGACGACCCCGAACCGACCTGGCCGATCTATGACCCCAACCTGGCCCGGATCGTCGCGGTGTTCTACGCCGAGGGGGAGGCCCGGGACTACCTGGGGTGGCGCAACGAGAAGCAGGCCGAGAAGAAGGCCGAGAAGAAGGAGAAGGGGGATGCCTGAACCCAGGACCGCCGCGGAACGGCTGGACGCGGCCCGGAACGGCGACGAGTTCGGCGCCGTCCTGTCGGGGCTGTTCTCGTCCCTGGAAAAGGCCCGGGACGAAGAGGAAGCCGGGGAGTGACCGGGGCCGGGGCGGTGACCATGATCGGGGCCGGGATGGCGCTGGTGCTGGCGGTCTGGCTGATCCTCAACGGGGAGCGGCCATGAGCGCCCTGACGATGACCGTCACCCGCTACGGCGACGGCCAGCACCTGGCCATCGCCGAGCAGGACGGGGTGACCGACTTCGCCGTCGCCGACACCGAGGACGAGGCCCGCGCCCGGGCGCTGCACCGGCTCCGCGAGCGGATGGCCCGGTGGGGGTTCCTGCGAGCTGGTGGTGCCCCGATGAGCGGCGGCGAGACGCCGGATTTGTTGCGCGACCGGCTGGTGCTGGCCGCCCTGAACGCCCTGGCCGAGGGCGACCCGCTGCTGATAATTGGCGTGGGCGATAACGAGGTTCGGCTCGGGTGGGTTGACCACGATGCTGCCCGCGAGCCACGCTCAGCGCGAAAGTTAGGACTGACAGGCAATGGCGAATGACTGACATTGCTATGGGTGGAATGTCCGACAAACCGCCGTTGTCGAACATTGACCTCCGCACCCGCATCGCCGCCGCGCTGGCCGACGCGGACGGGATGCCCTGGAATGAGTGGTCGCAGCCTGCCCAGGACGGGTATCTGCTCAGGGCCGACGCGGTGATCATGGTTCTTATACCTGAGTCCAGCACCGACTGGAAGGCCGACGATGAGTGACCATCCATACCTGGGAATGATTGCCATAGCAGCGTTCTCACTCGCTCTCCTGATCCATTTCTGGGGAGGCCGACGATGAGTGACCTCCGCACCCGCATCGCCTACGCGATAGCTCAAGCTGACGGCGACGAACCGGGCATGGAGCCAGCGTCGTGCGATTACGAGATGGCCGACGCGGTGATCCGCGAACTGGGTCTGCGCCGCGACACCGTCGGCCTGATCCACCGCTACGTCACCGACTGGCGTCAAGATGAGTGACCCCGGCGTCATCGCCGCCGCCGACCAGGCCCACGCCGAAGCCGAGGACACCCTCGACAGGCTCATCGGCTGGTGGGGTCAGGCCCGAACCGGATACGCCACCGGCGGCAAATCCGACGAGGTCGCCGCCCTGACCCACATCCTCACCGTCAGCTCGCCCGCCTCCTATGCGGCGCTGCTCGCCACCGCCGTCGCCCGACTGGCGGGGGACGGCCAGTGACCGCCGATGAGAACGCCGCGATGTTCTGGCGGAACCTGGTCACCCAGTGGCACCTGGATGCGGGGCTGCCGGACTGCGGCTGCGACGACGACACCCCCGACCACCGGTTCTGCCCGCCCTCGGTGGCCTGGGCCGACGCGACCCAGAGTGCCGCCCCGTTGAGCCACCTCCAGGGGGCCCCGGACCGCTGGAGCCACGACCTGTGGGTCGCCGCCTGGGGCCGCAACCTCCCGGTCATCGTGTCCGACACCTCCTTCCGGCTCCCGCCGGCGCCGGAGGGGATGACCTGGCTGATGACGCGGGTGCTCGTCGGCGGCTGCACCGCCATCGAGGTGGCGCTGATCCGGCTGCGCCGGGACAGCCTGACCACGATGGGCCGCTGCCGTTCCCTGCCGGACCCCGTGAGCGTCGCCACGCAGGCACGCCGAATACTGCAAGAAATCCAGGGTTGAGACACCCTCATGCTATGGTGCCCCTGTAGCATAAGCACCATCCATCGCCGGGAACGGTGATTCCACCCACCGAACAGAGGACCCTGATCGCATGAAGATCGAACTACCCAACGGCATGACCATCCACCTCGAGGGCGGCGAAGAGATCGCCGCCGTGGTGCCCTGGCTGATGCCCGGTGATCCCGCCCCCGCGCCCCGGGCCACCACCGAGGAGGAGGCCATCGACCCCGGCCAGGAGATTTCGCTGTTCACCATCGGGGAGATGGAGGAGGCCGCCGCGCCCGCCGCCCGCCGCCGCAGGCCCACGTCGGTCCACCTCACCGATGAGGAGGCGCAGGCCCTGCGGCACCTGCGGGAGAACCCCGAGGGCATCACCACCGCCGCCCTCGCCCAAACCCTGGGCAAGGCGGTCAACGTCACCGCCGCCATCGTGTGGCGGCTGCGCACCAAGCGCCCCAGCACCGACACCACCACGCCCCTGGTCAACAAGGTCAGCAACGGCAGGCACCGTGTCACCGCGCTGGGCAGGAGCGTCAAGATCATGGTCACCGAGCGTCCCGCCCTGGAGAACCGCAAGCTGGGTTGGGAGGAGTCCTGACCGATCCCGACCCGACCTGGCCGCAGGTACTCGCCGAACTGGACGGGCACCTGCGGGAGGTCGCCGAGCTGCGCAGGGAGATCGCCGAGCTGCGCCAGCAGGCGGCCGACATGAGCCAGCGGGTGGCCGACCTCGCGGTCAGCCGCGACACCTGGCGATCCCGACACGAAGGAGCATGGTGAGCACCACCGTACTGACCGTCAGCGCCCTGGACCTGGGCGTCGACAAGACGATCAACTACATGAAACGGGTCTGCCGCGGCTATGCGGTGACCGGCGGCCGGACCCAGGTCCAGGTGCGCTACCCGGCGATGCTCGACCCGTCCGCGGGCGACAAGCCGTCCGGCTCGATCCAGGTCGGTGCCCGGCGCCTCGACGGGCTGATCCGGTCCCTGGACGGGCCGCTGACCGTGCTGGGCTACTCCCAGGGCGCCCAGGTGGCCGGGACGTGGCTGCGGATGTTCGCCTCCCGCGCCGACGCCCCCGACCCGGAACGGCTGTCGTTCATCCTGATCGGCAACCCCGAGCGGAAATACGGCAGGCAGCCCTGGACCCTGAAGGTCACCCCCGACACCACCCAGTACCGGGTCCGCGACGTGACCCGGCGGGGCGACAACTGGGCCGACTACGACCCGGCCAGGCACGGCAAGAACAAGGCGCTGGCGATGTTCGGCTCGATCCACACCAACTACTGGGGCGTCGACCTGTTCGGCCCGGCCGCCGAGACCGTCCGGACGGTCGGCAACACCGAGTACGTGATCGTGCCGTGATCATCGCCGACCTGATCGACCACAACGACAAGGGGAGGATGGGCCGGGTCTACCTGTCCGGGCCGCCCTTCCCCGGCGACGTCATCCACGCCGCCGACGACACAGCGGTGATGGTCGTCCGGCGGGCGTTCCTCGACCTGGGGCCGGACACCGAGGGGGACGCCCGGCGACTATCCCTGAAACTGTACGTGAGGAGGGTCTGATGATGGACCGACGCAGGATCGCCTGGTGGTCGCTGTGCGCGGTGCTGGGCACCACCATCGCGGCGGCCACCGCCCCGGATGCGCACGCCGACTCGTCGAGCTTCCTCGACGCCGTCCACGACCTGGGCTGGTACAACCGGGCCTACGGCGACGTGGGCCTGCTCAACCAGGGCTACGCGGTCTGCCGGGCGCTGGACGACGGCTACGACGGCGTGCAGGTGGCGACCATGATCTACCGCAGCACCGACCTCAGCGTGGACAAGGACGACGCGGCCACCTTCGTGGTCGTCGCGGTGGAGAACCTGTGCCCCCAGTTCGACCAGCGGGGCGGGTCGACGGCTTGACCCTGCCGCCGGCCGGTCCTCGGTCTTGAAAGGGTGAGGATCGAGGAGGCGAAATGGCTGAGGTGCAAATCCAGTTGTTCGGCGGCGAGCAGGACGGCTACCGGACCTCCATCGACCTGCGCGGCGAAATCCCCGGGATGTTCTTCATCTGGCGGGCCGCCGACAACGAGGTGATAGCGCTGGCCTCCGGCAGGAAGCGGGTGCTGCTGGCCGACAAGCTGGCGGTGCTGGCCTACCGGCTGGCCGACGAGGATTCGCAGACCTCCACCAGCGAGTTGCGCTACGTCAGGCACGCCAAGGCCGACAAGAAGCTCCCGGTGCTGTGAATCATCCGGCCAGGTCCTCAAAGGGGTAGATATACGAGGAGGACCGCCGGTGTTCAAGCCAGCAGACGACCTGCGCCTGGCCGCGCAGATGCGTGCCCTGCAGCGTGTCGCCGCTCCCTGGCGGCAGGCCCGAACCCGTTGGTTCGACGGCAGTCCGGAGTCCCTCGAGGCCCGGCTGGCGGCCACCGACGGGGTCCTGGTCCATGCCCGGTCCGGCCTGACCGCCGCCCATCTGGAGCTAGCCGGGGAGGCCGAGGCGGCACGCCTCGAGTTGCTGGCCGGGCGGCACCGGCTGCTGACCGACTTCCTCGACGACGGCGCCCGCGCCTTCAGGGGCAGCAAGCGCACCGCCAACGAGGACGAGTTCATCGACTGCCCGTACTGCGGCGCCGAGTCCGACGCCGCCGAGTTCCGCGACGGGGTCTGCCCGGTCTGCGGCAAGGCCAACTACGAGACCCACCCGTTCTACGCCCGCCGGACCGCCGGGGAGGGCATGTCCTGGGAGGATTCCCAGGACTACATCAGTGACGCCCTGAGCAGGGGTGAGCACGGCATGGCGGCACGGCCCACCACCCCTGAGCGCCCGGCCTGGAATCGACACAGCCATCCCATCCACCAGGGCCAGGAAGTTTACTGGGCCGACGAAACCACCGGTGAGGTCACCGAACCGCATCCCCTGGCCGGGAGGATCGTGGAGCATCCGGCGGTTGATCCTGACGGCAATGTCCACCACGACATGGCGACCGTGGAGTGGCCGGACTCCGGCTACGAACTGCACCACATCGACGAACTGGTGCCCAAGGATCGCCACCACGGCACCTGGGACCCCGATACCGAGCAGGACCCCTTTGACCCGCGCCTGATCGGCGCCTCCCGCACTGCGTCCAGCGGTGGCCTGGACTGGAAGTACGAGGGCTTCGGCGAGGACGACGGGCAGTCCGGCCACGAGGCGACCACCGAGTTGGGCGACCTCATCCAGACCAGCGTCGAGAGGCCGACCATACCCAACCCCAACGGCCGGGGCGGGACGATCGACTTCAAGTCACCGCCGCTTGGTTGGGGCTACGGCATCTGGACCTACGAACCGTTCGACGTGGACGGCGAGCCGGGAAACCACCGCGACAACGGGTGGGGTGACGGCGACCACGTCTGGCAGGGCAACAACGGCAAGACCATCTACAAGACCCACGATGAGGCCAAGGCCGCCGCCGAGAAGCACTACTACTCGCTGGATCACGCCGGGCGCAGCCGTGACGGCGGCGTCCGCGACTCCGGGGTGGATTACTCCGACCTGAACAAGTTCATGGGCGGCGGCGACGGCCCGGATGACGACTTCGGGCACATCTTCGGCAGCCGCCGAACCGCCTCCGGCCAGCTCGACGACCTGACCCAGCGCAAGGCGCTGAACCTGGTCCGGCAGTGGATGCACAACCGCTACGGCGACGAGGACAGCAAGGACCCGATGGTCCCCTCCGGCCAGAAAGCCTACGAGTCCGGCGCCGGGCTGAAGCTGCACCCGTCCTGGGTGCCCTCCTGGCAGCACCCGATCACCGGGCAGATGAACGACGAGCCGCCGGTCCCGGCGATCCTGCACGAGGGCATCACGGGGTGGGCCGATGACGCCTCCTTCGATGACGACCTGGCCGAGCAGCTGAGGCAGGTCGGGGTGGAGGCCGGGAACTGGAACGGCAGCATCATGACGTTGCATCCCCATCAGGGATGGGACCTCAAGGACGCCCTTCAGAAGGCGCTTCCCGCTGAGCACGGACTGCCGCCGGCGACCGCCTCCCGGCGTGCCGCCGCGGTGCTGCCGGACTTCCCCGACGAGTTGATGTTCTAGTTCCCGACCCGCGACGAGTAGACGGCGGCATTGGCATGGTGGACGAAAGAGGGCAGGATGGCAGCCGGATGGCGCAACCCCTTGGCCGCTGTCCGCTCGACCACGCTCGGGATCATCGGCCTGACCGGGCTGTGGACGGGGTTCCAAATCTTCGACTCCAGCCCGCCGCCGATCCTCGACCAGGTTCTGGTCGCCGCCTTCGGCGTCTGGTTCGCCACCGAGGCCAAGCGCAACAGCAGCGCCAAGAAGGACGCCGCCGAGAAGGACGCCGAGGACGAGGACGACTGAGATGAGCGCACTGACCCGCCCCGAGCAGGGACACCGGATCGACCACCACGGCTACGCCCCGGAAATCTGGGTCGGCCTGCTGCTGACCGCGCTGTTCCTGATGCAGGCCGGGCCGATCCTGGGCGGCGTCAACAACGGGCTGGAATTGGTCTTAGAGACCATCCTGGCGGTCGGTGCTGGGATCA